ACCTGTTGGTATATAATTTCTTAAGAGTCTATAGGCTTGAAACTGAGTTCCCCATTTACCACTAGCAGCAGAGTTAGCCCAGTTCCATTGAGACTGTACTAAACAGGAAGAAGGATCACTATAAATTAAATTACCACTACCATCTGTTTCAAATCCAGTTTCTGTACGTTTAAAGTAAAATAGTATATAAGGTACTACTTTCTCTCTCAGAAGGTCACTAAAGAGTTCATACCCAGTAATTAAATAACTAGAGTAATTTATTCCAGTACTACCACTAGGAGTTACCCAATCATGGAAAGTTGAATCTCTATATTTAGAAAGAGTAAATGATGTACCAGTAATTGTTAAAAAACTAAACTGAGATGTTCTATTTTGAATTTGATTTTCAGTAACAACTACAGGAGTACCCGAAGTAATAATAACTGTATCACTGCCTACAACTACTTCAGTATCAGCTGTTGATACAGAGTAACCAGGAATATCTACATAGTCTGCTACATAAGGAGAATTACTTACAAGACTTGATAAAGTAACTGTATAAAATGATTGTAAAGTAATATCAAATACTAGCTCTCTATTATATTTATTAATAGAAGTTTCTGTACTATAGGTATCAGTATCATTATATAACCATCGAGCTCTATTTTCTCTTTCATCAAAGAAACCTTTACAATACTGTTTACCTAATTCTGAAATATCTAAGTACAAAGATTGAATAGTAGTTAGTGATAAATTTTGAGCAATATATCTACCAGAACCTTCATCTTGTCTTAAAAGAACAATACCAGCTTTAGCCCAATATATAAAAGATCCACCTACATTAATGATAGATTTAGAGTTACTTGTACCAAATGTAGTAATTTTACTAACTTGGAATGAAGTAGCTACAAATCCATTTGTATCACCAAATACTTCCCATACTCCATTTTCTGCAAATACAAGTAAGGATGTTCTAGATGGAACGAGTTTAACAATTCTAGAGCACTCAGGGATCTGAATAGTACCACCATCGCTAGCAATCATATCATTAATTGCAGGATCAGTAGGATCGGCTTCTTGGTAACAGAACCCTAGTTTAGAGTTTTCAGTAACTACTTGACTAAAGAAAATATAACCACTATAATTAGGTGATTTAGCATCACCATTAGTTACATTTGAAATTACTCCAGCATAAAAAATACGACCAGCATAAGAGGCAATAGTGCTAATGTTACCTGATTCTTGATCTGTTGGTAGCCCTGATGTTACATCAGATTTAGTCATTCTAGAGTTACCCCTATTAAAGGCATCTAGAATATAAGAACCCTTAGGAGCTAATCCAGTATATACAGCATTTTTATCAAATAACACATGATCAAACTCATCAAAGTCACCTGAAGTTACGTTTGCATTTTTACCTACTGTCCAAATATCTGAATTACTTGGATAGTAACTTTTTTTACGAAATATATAAGGTAAAGCATCTGTTGTTTCATCTTCATTTCTAATTTTTTCATTCCAACCCTGATTTCTAAGATTATATTTATGTGTATTAGAAAGAGTGTTTGGCCTATCAGTTAACTCTAAACCATCATCTACTCCCCAAATGTCTCTAACTTTAATTGTAAGAGACTCTTGAGAAACTGTTTGAGCAGTAACATCATAAGTTAAAAGAATAGGAGAATCAAGATCAGATGAAGAAACAATTAAACTATTATTAATAACAGCAGTATCAATATCAGCTTTATTTAAGCCTATTAATGATATATAGTTACCACCATTAAGGAAGTTATTACTAGGATTAGGTGTAAGAAGGTCAATAAACCAGAGTCTATCTGCTATACGAATAACTCCAATAGATACAGAAGTATCTCCACCAGGAGACTCCCATTTATGGAATGATTGTTTACCAGTAGTAATAGTAGATGAACCTAATCCTGTAGCTTTTAAATAGTAATCAAGTTCATAGTCTAGACCTAATCGTCTAGATCTAGAACCATCTCTATTTAATACAAAATTATCTTCATCTATAGAAGCATTCTCAGGATATGTTAAAGGAGAGGCTTCAGTAATGATCCCCTTAACAAATGTCCTATAGAGCTTCTCAGTACCTTTAGCCATTACTCTTCCTTAGATTCAGCTTTAGTCTTCTTAGTTTCTTGTTTCTCTAGATATTTAGTAATTGCTGTTTCAGCAAACTTCTCATTAGTAAAGATACCACCTAATTCTTCTGGTAATTCTCCACCACTAGTAAACTTAATTTTCCATTGAGCGGATTGAGGACAGCGAAAAACTTCTATTTCTTTACCGTTAGGAGTTGTGTATTTAAGCATTATTATTTTTTCATTTTCTTTAAAGTTTGTGCTAGACGTGCACGTTGACCCATCTTACCAGGTTTCTTAGCAGCCTTGGCTAACATACCTGCTGGAATTGTTTTACCCTCTTTTATTCCTAGGGACTTTCTTAATGCTCCTGGCTTTTTTATTGCCTTTTGAATCCATTTTTCTGCCATTCTTTTTACCCTTCTTTCCATATTGTTCTGCGTTAATAAATGCAGGAGTATTACTAGTTAACATTGTCATTAGTAACGTCCTGATGAATTTGGTTTACGTCCATAATTAGGATAGGTAATACCATTTTGAATTTTCCAAGCTTCTTGACTCATCTTACGCTTTTGAGATGTAGCAATTTGCTCTGCCTTAGGATTAGGCATTTGCTTAAGAATTAAAAATGAAGTAGACTTAGCTTCATTAAGAAGATAACTAAACATTTGAACTGGTAAGTCAGGTGTAAAAGAATCACTAAGAGTAAAGGCTACTGATCGTTTACCAAAACATTGAGTTTTAGAATTCATAAGAGTAGACTCTACATCAGAGTCATAAGCATCGAATACAAGAGTATTATCATCAAATGAAGTAAAACATTGTGGAGGACGATCGTTATGTATATTTAATTTAACACCTGTAGCGTCAGTTACTACAAGGATATTAGAATCAGTACTAAGTCTTCTATATACAATATCTAAGAATTCTTCTGGAGTTTTATAGTCAATTGTAGTATATCTGTTACGAGTTTCACCATCTTTTTTACAATCATATTTAATCCATTCAAGATCAATGATTGTTTCAGGCATTGCCATATGAGTAGGTTTTAATGCTGTACCATTACCATCTAACTGGAATAATTCTTTTAACCAAGGATAATCTTTACCATCAATGATGTTGTAGTAAGATGTTTTAATAATCTGTGCTACTTGAAGAGCTTCAGTACTATCGTTAATGGAGTTGACCTCATCTGAATTCATATCAGATAAGATATCTTGTACCATATTGAGTAGCGTCATTTTAGCCATGATTATTCCTAGAGTTTAACTGCTGTTAAGCCAGATTCAGTTACTGTAATAGCTGTACTAGATGATGTAGCATCCCCACCTACATATATTGATAAAAGTTGACCAGCTGTAGCTGTTACTAATCCCAAAGCTGAAACATGTAATCTATCAGCACCATTACTAAATTTCTGTACAGATATTGTTCTACCACTACTAGTTCCATCAAGATTATATTTAAAGTTATAAATTGTACCTGAAGCTAAAGCAGCACAAGTAAATTGAGCATAGAAGTTAACTAAATAAGTTCCTGCTTCAGAGAGTGTGATAGTACCATTAGCAGCACTTAAAGTAGCAACACTGGAAATTCCAGCTGTCCATTCTGTTCCTGGATTTAATTTTGCATATGCTGATCCTGCACTAAGAGTCTGAGTCGTTGCCCCAGCATCTATATAGATTTCTCCGTGCACTTTACCTGATGGATATAACCAAGAGCCTGATCCTGATCCATTGGCTACATAAACTTTGCCTGATACGGCAGAAGCTACGCCTTTTGGTTCATGTAAATCTGCATCAGCAATTAGTTTATGTTGAATAGTCATTAGAATTCCTTAAAGAAAGGGAGAGCCCCTACTAATGTAGAGGCTATACCCAGTTTATTGCTTAGTCCTTATTGTAAACATACTTAACAACAACGCGACCAGCGCCTGCTGTTAAATCTGCTACTGTAGGAGTTACAACTAATTCACCTGCTGTTGCACCAATTGTTTTACCAACTAGAGCACCAGAACCAGTAACTAAGTTACCAGCAGTTCCAATAGCTGTTTGTGTTGCATTAGCTGCAGTGATTAAGCCATCAGCATCAATTGCACTACCAGCTGATGTGTATAGACCGATGTCTAAGTCAGTAGTAGTAGAAGTTGATGTGAAAGCTACGTCAACAATTAACTCTGCAGATACGATAGTCGCATTAGCAGGGATAACATATTGAAGGTTAGTTGCACCATAGTTAGGAAGATCATTATAATCAAAGTCCCAGATAGCCCATTTTACAAGGTCATCACAAACTTCTGCACCTAACTTACCATTTGTAGTACGAACACCGTAGTACTGTGTTACATTTCTCTTGCTGTCGATTTCAAAACCCATGTTATTTCTCCTTAGTATGTAGATCCGCTAGTTAAAATAACACCAAGTGTATCAACACGTTGGGCACCGAAACCGAATCTAGTAGTTACTTGATACTTATCGGCACGCTCTTCTTCAGATCTCCAACCTTCAGTCTTGGGAGCACGTCTCCAAGCATGCATGATTGGTTTAGTTGAGTCATCAGCTACGCTCATAAATACGTTAGCAACGTCACCAACCGCAGCTGTTGTATTTGCTAAACCATATGAAGAAGCATTGATAGCCTCTGTAGCTGTCTTAACTGCTAAACGATTTGAAGTCCAAATGTCAAAACCAAAGATGTTTTTAACAAACTTGTGGTCTTTAGCAAATCCTTCTGTAACGATACCTTCAAACATTGGGTTGTTAGATACGTTAACTAGATTAGATAAGCTGTTTAATGTTGCTTCAACGATTGGATCAACAATAGCGATACGACCTGCTGTAGGTACATTAGCTTTATCAAATGCTAATTTCATAGCAATGAAGTCAGATAATGACATAACGCGAGTTGTAACACCAGCACCGCCACCAATCCAACGATGTGGACGACCGTTAACTAAGTTAACGTTAGCTGCAGTTTGAGCTGCATTAGCTACGGCTAAATAACGTGATTCATGGTTTTCACCAAGAGCACGTGTTGATTCCATTGCACGCATAGACATTAATGAGTCTACTTGAGCACCGTCTTCACGGAGGTCATCACTTACTTTCCATGCATCACCAACGTAATCAGTGATAGCAAGTGTGATAGTACCTGTGTCGATAGGACTAAAGTTTAATGGTGTATCCTCAGCTGCGTCTTGAATTGATACTGTACCAACTGTTTTAATGTTTAAAGTAGTGCCAGAACCGAAGTCTGATACATCTCTCCACATACCCTCAGGTAGTAAGAAATCATGTAAGTTATCAAGAATAAACTGTGAATACTGTTGTGCCTCAATAAAGGCAGCAGTATTACTTGTTAATTGTGACATATTTTTTCCTTAGTTTGATAAATTTAATTTTGCTTTCTCACCAGCAATCTTCCATGCATTGACTAAATCTTTAGTCGTTGCACCTTGTTTGACTCTAGCACTAAGAGTAGACGAATCTACTTTTTGAGTTAAAGCCTGAGTATTAAGGGAACTAGATGATTTAGATACAGGAGCTATTTTAGCCTCTGCTAAACCTGCTAGTTTTAATAC